CTGCATTACGTCTCTTCTACGTAAATGTTTGCAGCTCGTCGGATGTCATCGTTGACATTAAGTACATCGGCAATATTAGAGAAATCACCGCGACGGATTTGCGCCTCCAACTCAACCTGGTCGTCGCAACTCACACCAAACGAAGCTTGAAACAACATCCTTGTTTCTTCACTTGGTGCGAAATTGGGTACGGACAGATCCGATAGGAATTGGTGGTAACCATCCCTTATGAATCTAGGATGGTATCCTTCGCAGACTTTCATACATTCTCTAGCTATGGCCCCGACGATAGGACAGTGAGGAGTTTCTTGAATCGCGGACAAGCATTTGGCAAGCAACAGTTCGTGCATGACCTTAGGTCCAGCCTCTATAAACGACTGGGTCCATCCAAATGTTTGTAAGAACCTCACTGGGTCGCGGATAATTTGCCCAGAATCAGCAAAAATCATACCGCAAAAAGAAGCAGAGCACGGATCTAGCACTTCAATGAGTTTAATATCAAACCCATACATTCGCTTATACAGAGCTGCTGTGAACTGTTCTGCCTCTGTAGCGAATAACCCGTCATCACCCTCCACAAACCCCGTTAGCACTTTGCCTTGCTTCCATGCAAGGAACTTTGCCAACATCAAGTTGGTGAACCCATTGCCAAGACTAGTCCAAAGGTCGCCGGACATCCGACGGCCTTCGCACTTTGCCTTAACACCTGAACGAGTTCTCATTCGGTTTGTTCCAGCGTTGGTACTGCACAAAAGGTCTATGCCATCCCAATCCTGGAGGAGGTAGCGATAGAGAATGTTTTCACAACTCTCCATCACCTCAGGTAAGAAGTGGCTCTCAAATGCCGTGAAGTCAGTGGAATAATACCTCATGTTGGCTTGTTTGAGAGCAGCGATTTTTGCCGGACGCTCGTGAACCGGTGTGTGTTTAATGAATTCGGGGCAATGAGAGTACACAATCTCTTCCATAGCCGAGACATAGGGGCCAGCCCAAGCTTTGAACGCATCAGAGCGAGAATTGATCATTCTCGCATGCTTCTGAGCGGGATAGCTTTCGGACTTGACGAATGAGGCAATTGATTGACATTGCCTCCTAGAAGGATGGCCTCCACGTAATTGTTCGAATTCTTTGCGGAGCTGATTTTTCCGATTTTCATTGTAGCTGTCGCGGGAGGACACCCACTTCTCAAAATCGACACTGCCCACATCCACTTTTGGCAGTTTGGTGACTTCACTTATGACGAAGTCCTCAAATTCTTTCAGCTCTTTAGGGTGTTTAGGACAAAGCTTTTTAATGCCTTCAACGCGCTGCCTTGCAAAAATGCCCTTCGCCCCGAATTCGTCGTCAATGTCCACATTTCTGAGGACACGGGCAGCAAATCCGTCTTCGATGGTGGCGGGGTCATTTGAATCCAAACAAATAGGTGCAATTCCCGGAACTGCACCCTTAGGTAACTGGCGGTACATACGCCGTCGCAAGCGTGGTAGTCTCAGATGACTCTCTGTTTCTACGTCACACGCCTTCTTCGGCGGGGCTAAGTAGCTCTCAGATATTCTCATGCCCACTGAAAATACCTTACCCGTTCTCTTTGTGTTAGGTCTTATAGTCTCTCCCACGCGCCGAGTCGGGTTAGCGCTGGGAGGGGGGCAAAAAGACGCTTTTCGGAGCGCCTTTGGATCACTAGTTGGTGGGCGACCTGGACACTCCCGCGTAGGAACTGAGAGTTGCAGGTGTCAGGAATAGGTAGGGCAGCAAGCCTATGTGCAGCCTTCATCATGTTAGGCAAGAGAACTGAATCCTCCTGCGTTGAGTCTATGAACTCATCATAAAGGCATGATACCAAATGTGGTATATAGGACAGCTCGATCTTATTCCCCTTTTCAAAGGCAGCAATGCACCATACAAAGAACGAGTACAGTGCACACATCCAGAGAGGGTTGCGAGCGAGGCCTGCTGACTTGAGAATGACCCAAGCCGAGACGACAAAGTTGGCATATTTATAAGTATAAACGCGGAAATGTGAATAACCGCGCTCTATAGTAGGTGGCGTTGATCCAGCCAACCAATATATATGAAATACTAATAAAAATAGGTAATCTAGCCATACAAGGAACTTATCGTATGGTGATAACCTACCATAAATTGGGACAAATTCACGCAACTTGTTCTCTTGATCAAAGAACATAGATGCGCGCATTGTGAAATAACATATGGTGGCCAAACGGACGAGCCATACAGCGCCCCAAAACAGCATGAACCTGATATAACGTATAAACGTCACAGGCACTTGATTATCATGAATGCGAAGGTCATACACATTCATGTCTGCTTTGATGGCGGACACTGAGCGTTTTGTTGCGATTCGGCGCTCTCCCGAATATGGTATCACAGACTTACGCTGTTCGACTGTGACACGGCCAGTTGGTTCCCCGAATAAACTCTTGTGCCAAGCTTTGGCTTCGGACTTACCAAAATGATCACCTCTCAATTTATACCTGGTTCCATCAGAGGGATGTTTGCGCAGGTTATCGTCGGAAGGTTCAATTGGGAATACATGAGTAGGGACAGGGGGTGGTGGAGGTGGTGGCGGTGGAGGCGGTGGACCCGCTGGTGCACCTGGTGCCGCAGGTGCAGGGGGTGGAATTGGCGCGGCTATGGGGACAGCCGGCGGTGCCACGCGTGGGGGTTGAAGTGGACCCACAGGTGGTGGACCTCCCAGCTCGTTGTCAACTGCAGCATTTGGAACCTCCTTGCATTTGATAACGACCTTGACATCCCGATGAATTGGAATGTCGGGTTGGTGTGGTGGAGAATGGGTTTCAGTAGGAACCACATCAGTGGCATACTGTGGGGCTAAACCCAGTGGGACATTGTTTGCTGGTATATCGCGTTTTGGTGGCCTTACAACGGTCGCTTTCGCATACTCGGCGCAGCGATTCTTCATCCGCGATTTCTTTTGTTCAGCATGGCGATGCTTTGCGGCCTTCGCCTTGTTTGGCTCATAGCCAGTCTTATCGCACGTCGTGGGGTCCATCCTATCAACATCTGCTATTGCAGCAGCTGTCGCAGCCTGTCCGCCCCAGACCTCTTCGGCAATCTCACCTCCTGGTCCTGGATTCGGTTCAATCCCGGCCATCCGAAGAGCGTTCTCTATTTGACCACGGGTCAAAACAGCAGAGCGATCAAAACAGTTGAGCAGATTCAAGAATAATTTATATTCTCGTATCATACACAACCGTGTGACGATGATGTTTACTCAAAATGTCCTAATGAATAGGGTGCACAAACTGTGCTCATCCTCCTCATCTTGATACAATAGCGATGAGGTGACACTTTGAGAGTTGTTGGGTCCGAAGAGAAAGGTGCTGTCGCCATTGAAAAATGGCGGGACAACAAAAGGTATGACAGGCATGTCCAGAGGGACAATGGAGGACCCTGTCATTGCAGTGTATCTGGCAGAAGGTCCGGGTTGAGTCTCCAACCCTGACCTAACTAAAGACGTCTCAATAAGGGGAGCAGCATCGCAACGAACTATCTTTTCTAACAAAGACATGTTCTTGCGAATCTGCTTGGGGAAGTTGGTCCCTGTCTTGATTCGTTCCTTTCTGGCAAATTCACTAACAGTCTTAGTTTTAGCTCGGGCCTGTCGACCAGACACGAGATTAACTTTTGAAGTGGGCTGTTTACACTTAAGACCACGGAGGCAGAAACGCTTCTTGTCGGCGCGGTTCTGTTTGAGGACAGTCTTCTTCTCATTAGCACGTTTAGCTTCGTACCAAGAGGATTTTGGTGAGTCGTCACCTGCTGACGGTTCCGGTGCCTTTATACTTTGGCAAAGTTTCTCCGTTTTGTTCTCGATCACATGTAACGACCGGTGAGTCTCCCCAACGGCAATGCAGTGCAATCAGCAGCAAATTTAACTGGGCGCTACCACTAGGCCAACGTGTTACGTCATCGACCTCCCTAATTTATCCTCCTAGGTTACTAGCTCATCAGGAGTTTTCCGCGTTCAAGGTAGCGGCTGATAAGTGGCGCTTGGTAGCGCGCACCTCGTACCAGTTACAACACTCTCGAATGCAAGCATATTCAAGTGAAGCCCGTGACTAGCCGTTCAATCCATGCCTGAACACTCAGCTTTACGCTGGAACAGACTAAGAATACTACTAGCCCAATTGGATTCTGACCCATTGCTGGGTCGGATGGCGAAGAATCCCCGCTTATTGCCATCAATTCGACATGTTAACAACGGCACGGCCGTCAAAGATGTTAACGCTTCTCGAGAGCAGCCCTCTTGTGTGAGTCCCCGGGCCGGATAAGATTAGCTCCATGAATGGGATCCAAACTTCGCCAGTGTAATCACTGGTTCCG